CATTCACCGTGTCCAGATCGACGTAGGAAAATGATGATCCTGCGACCAGGGGAACGACTGTATCGAGAAGCAGCCAGCTTCCACCTGTGCGCTTGCGCCAGATATTGTAGTGTTTCAGGTTCGAATCGGCCGGTGTCTCAAAACTGAAAGTAATCGTGCCGTCGGTATTCGCAACTGCGGTTGCCCCGGTCAGAGAGATTGCAGGCGGCGGAGTTTGAGACCCACTGGCACTCAAAGTGGTAGGACCGACAACAGCAGAGTCCTGAGTATTACCCGAGACGTCTTTTGCGCGCAGGAAATAATAGTACGCGCCGTCACTGGGAAGCGACTGATCCACGTACTGAGCCCCGTTGAAATGGGCACAAGGAAGTAAAGTCGGTTCGCTTTTAAGCGCCGAATTGGTGTCGCGATACAGGTCGTAACCAGCGAAGTCGGGTTCGGTATTGAGCTGCGCAACCGTAATCAGGGCACCAGACCCTAATACTGTGACGTCGATGGTCGGCGCGGCCGGGGGAGTCGTATCGGCGATCGTTGAATACGTGATCGGGGAACTGAAGTCAGATGCCTGGCCAAGATAATCCGTGACCGATACCCAGATCGCATACGACATCCCGGTTATCAACAGATCCAGACGCAAGGGTTCTGAAGCACTGAAAGTGCGGGTACCTGTGCTCCCATTATTCGCCGTGTACTTGACGGTGAACGCTTGAATGTACTGAGGGGCATTGGCCCAGATCGGGGTGTCCGGTGAAGTAACGGTCAGATCAAGATAGGCGTATTGATCCTGCCCGGAGATCATCAGGCCTGTTCCTGAAACAGCAACAGCCTTCGGCGGCAACGGTTTTTGGGGCCGCTGCACAAACCGAAGGTTGGATTGATTCTTGGTAAAGTATTCCGCGGCTTCGAATTGAATAGCCATGAGTTAAGAGTGCTGGCGGGTATCGACCAATCCCGATGTCGAGTTCTGGAAGGTGGCTAGAACCGTCCCGTCTAACCTGTAGAGGGTCATTACCTGTGGATTGACACTGCGATCCAGGGACCAAGATCCCAAGGCAAAGTCGCGAACGTCGCCGATCAACGGCGCCAGAGTGTTGACCACGGTGTTCGATGCGGGATCGGAAGGCAGGTTTATGACCTTGGCGAGGATCTGCTGGATGATTGGATTGTTCGCCGGGGATAACGCCGACAAGTCTGTGATATGCGCCACTGTTGTATCGTGCGCGACGGTCGCATCTTTGGCACAGGTGGCGTCCTTGGCGGCCACGTCCAGGATTCTACTGTCACCCACGCGGACTTTCTCCAGGAATTGATTGAGAACATTCCTTGCATTGGTCACGAAACTGCTAATTGCCACGTAATCCCCGCTCGCTGCTGTCAGAGGGATCGCCCAAGAATAGCCGTAGAGCCCATTCACTCCGGCCACGGCTACCATCGCGGTGTCGGGTACGATCGGAGTTCCCGTTAGGGCGTTGAATACGGTAATCCTGGGAGGAGTGCTTATGGTCGTCGGCAGGCTTCCATCGGAATTTGCCAGGTTGCAGAGAAACGTGTAGGAATCGCCTTGATAAATCATTGTTCTATTTGCCTCCGGGACTTCCGGGAAACCGGTTATTACTGCGGAACGGGGTCATGCCCAACTCCAGGGCGCCATCGAGCGCCGCCCAGCCGGCGGCTGTGGAGAAAGCGCGCGCCATGGGATGATCTTCGTGGTGAGCTTTGGCCGTGGCGTACCCGGCAACGGCTCCGGTTCCAGCTCCAATACCTGCACTGACGAGAGCACTGCGAATTCCGCCTGGTCCCCGCACACCTGGCGCAAAGACATTCAGGCCGACTTCAGTCGCGGCGTCGAATCCAGCCCAGGTTGCAGCGGTTGACGCTACCCGTCTCCAGGGATGGACATCGTGATGGGCACGGGCTTCGATGTACCCTTCAACCGCGCCGAGGCCGCCGCCGAACAAAGCACTGGTCACCACGTTGCTATCGAAAATCTGATTAAGCGGACGTCCGAAGAATGACATGACTCACCTGAAAATGGAAATGCGGGCACCGACTATTCGCCGATGCCCGCGAGTCCAATTACTTCGTTGCCGGGGCAACCACGGGAACTACCGGAGCTGCCGGCAGAGTCTTCACCGCAGCAACGGCGCTCTTGATTTTGGCCAGGGCGTCGGTATCCAACTTGATGTTGATACCGTTGGCGGCCGTCGCGTCGGTGACGCCGTCGAGAGCCTGACCCATAATGCCCAGGGCATAGAATGCGCTGTCCTCAATCTCGGCAGCCTGCGGGCACACTACCCGGGTTACAGCCTCGATCACGGGCGCTTCGGCCTGAATCTTGGCCAGGGCGGGATCGAGATCGGTTTTTACAAATGCCACGAACTTCTTGGCGCCTGAGGCGATGTAATGGCCCAGGTTCTTGAAGCCGGCAGGAATAGCAGCAACAGTCGCAGTAGCGGACATGGTAGACCTCCAGAGGGTAGAGAAAAGTTGAAGTGGGAAGGACACGTTAAGGTTTCGGTCCAAAGGGAAGGAGTCCGACGCCATGGCTGTAGTACAGGGCTTCGAGTATCTTCACGGAAAGCGTGAAAGACATACCGATGTCGCGTTCTACTTTTTTCCAACCATGAACCGGATCTGGGTGAACAAGCGGGTGAATGTAATCCGAGACGTCTTTGACGATCTTGTCGCCCGAGGTCGCCATGCTGTTACCGTGACTGATCATGAGCGGGATATCGGGATTGGCAAGTAAGACTCCGGCGGCCTTGACCGTGACGGTCGTTTCTTCGATTAAAGGTTTGACCGGCTTCAGGGCTTCGTTGGCGGTATTGACTGTCATCCCCAACTGGGCGACGACATCCGTCCCCCCATCCAGGAGCTTGTTGAGTTTCGCAAAGAACTCAGGCACTTCCTTGTTGAGATAATCGCCCTGTTTTCGCGAGACCTTGGTCGCTTCAGCCGCGGCGATACCGGCCACGGTCAGTACTCGGTCGGCATGCTCTCCCACGGCTTTGACGGTAGTGCCGGCTTGTAGGATCGTCTTTTGAGTGGCGAGTCCGTTGTGATACGCGATGGTCGCAAGCTGGTCTTCAACCAATTGAGTGCGAATGGCTGTATCTCGGACTGACAGTGCGGCGAATCCCAGGCAGATGAATAGGAACGAAAGCGTGACGAACACGGTGATAATCGCGCACTCTCTGAGGTTGACATTTCTCACGGATGACCTACTTCTTTGTGCGCAGATCGACTGTAATAGGTTCGATCTCCGGCTGGGCCGATAACCGCATGGGTTCCGGAAACGTGGCGTAAGGAAGTGGTTTCGGATCGTCGCCGCTGACCTTCAGGGCGACCATCAAACCGGTGTTGTAACCGATGAAAACGCCCCACAATTCCTTGCGGAGGTCCGCCAACTGAGGGAAGAAATACGATCCGATTGCGGCGACGAAGAACAAAAGATCGCCCCCGATCAGAATTGCCATGGTGGCATTACTCGAACGAAGATCGATTTTCATTGGGATCTCCTACTGAACTTCGACTGGTTCGTAGTGCTGGCAAGCGCCGGTTCCGCCGATGTAGGCTTCGCGGCGAGGTTTATTGAGGCGGTCGACCTGAATATGGACACAGGCCGCAGATCCAGCCGAGTTCTTTTCCAGAATCACCTTGTCGAAGGGGAGCTTCGATTCCAGGCGAATCCAATCGAATACCTGAGGAAGACTTACGTGACTGGAAGCGAGATCGGCGGCACTGTGCCCGTCAGCGAATAGGTGAAACGAATTGGGCTTTCCGCCGACGCGCGCGTTGTGCGCGGGGTCTCGATAACCGCAGTGGATATCGACGGGTCCAAAGTGGGTCCTGATACCTTCCAGGACGGTCTTAGCCAGGAACTCTGCGTTGTCGATCAGTCGCGGTTCGCAACCGAGTACGCCAAGTTCTTCTTGCGTGAAATGATCAGTTAGTTGGGGCAATGGGATCTCCGGGGAATGTCAGTTCAACGATTAACTTGTTGCCCTGGACCGTAACCGACGAGGATGTCGGAGTTGGAACCGTGACGTCAGGGTCCAGAAGAAAAGCCTCAAGCGAAACACTGACCGCGTTCACATCAAAAGAAGTGGGATCAATGTTGTCTGGGAAATCAATCTCGATACGATGGAGATCGTTATCGATGGTCGAGCTGGGCAGGACCGTTAGATCTCCCGGCCTTATGCGGCCGACGGCGGCCGGCAACGGATTCTGCGCCGGGGGTGTCTTTAGATTCAGAACCCCGGTCGTGAAGGAGAACGTGTAATTACCACTGAGGGCATCTTCCGTGGCAGACAGAACTCCTGAAATCAGGACGGTATAGAGGACATTCGGCCGCAAGGGTCTCGACGGTCTGAATGTCGCAACGGTACGTGACTGAGAATCAATAGCGAAACTGAAAGTACCCTGCACGTACTCAGTGCCCTGAGTGGCAGGAGTGTTGTCAATCAGTCCCTGCGGCGATGACACTCCGACCGTTCCAGGACCGCTCAACAGAAACGTCTGTTCGGAAAAGGTCGTGGTATCGATCTCCTGATCGAAGGTCACCATCACCGCGGCCTGAAGAATGACGTCTGTGGCCTGGTCGGCCGGCAGAACGGAAAGGATGTTCAGAGACATGAGGGATTCCTAACGGAAAAGTTGTTTGAAGGCCTTGAGGATCAGAGACCAGAAGCCGGGTTCCTTACTTGCGATCGGCGGCCGGTCTTCGTCGATGTCGGAAACTGAGATTCCGCTCATCATCACGTCAGGGGTCCTCGCGGCATAGAGACCATCAATACGACCCTTCGACATGACTTGCTTGAGGTAATCCTGTTCGGTCTTTTCGTCTTCAGGGATGGCGATGAACAGTGGTTTGGGACCAGAGATCACTCCTTCGTGTTTCTCGCTGCCGATGAAGACCATCCGGGCATCCGGGTCGTCGGAGACCCCGACCGGGGACAGGTGATTGCCGTTGGCGTCGGAGACGCCTTTGATGTGCTGGTCGGTGACGTCGATCAGCAGGCCGGTAAGCAGGGCTTGCTGGAGGTCTTCCAGGGCGGCGTCCGGCGGCACTTTGGCGAAGGGATGGGAACGGCCGAGATAGAACTTGTAGGTTTGATACCTGGTGGCCTTGGTCCAGTCGAGCGTAAGGGTACGGCCGACGAGCGCCTGCGGCGATGCTAGGTAAGCCGGTACGGAATCTTTTGCCTCTTCCGGTGTGAGAATGACTCTGACTTCCGGCGGAGTGCGGGGATTGAGTGCATCACGACCTCGTTCACTGTGAGGTCCGGGCATGATGATCAGATCTGACATCGGGAGTAGTTCTCCTCTTGAATTGAGTCTTGCCGATCAGGCAGTGCGTACCAAAGGGTGTGGACAAGAAAAAGGGCAGCGCCTGTGGAGGCGCCGCCCCGTAGGTTGGCAGTCAACGGCGCGCGGTCGATTACGGAGTGACCACGAAACCGGCTGGCGTGAATTCGCCACGGTCTGCGTTGACATCGATCGGTGTAGCACCGACCAGGTTGAGCGCCGACTCGTACAGAGTGTTGTCGGCACCGATCGAAACGATCGGACGCGCTTCGGGGTACATCGCGTTTGCACGCACCTTTACGTTACGAGCCACGGCGATTGCCTGCCCTTCATTCAGCACACCGAAACCGTATCGCTCTTCAATCGCGATGTTCTCGATGTTGTACTGGGGATCGTCCCAGCTACGAACCTGAGGCCGCTGATCCACGATCAACGCGCCGAGGTTGCGGCTATTGAACATGATGATGTCCGTCTCTTTGGTCGTGGTATCGAACCGCAAGAACGGAGAGACCAGGATGCGCAGGTTGCCGAAGTTGGCGTAGCCGGGAATCTGGAACGCCGAGGTTGCATTCTGCGGAAGCGACTCGGGGCCTGTGATGTTGCCCTGCGTCTGGCCAAGGCCCTGGCCGAGTCCCTTGTTGTTGTAGAAGCCCTGGTACGCCTGGGCCGCTGCGTTGCCGGTGAACTGCGCGAAGAAACTTCCGCCGCCAGCTTCGCGGGCAAATTCCCTCATCACAGGATCACGCATGAAGGACATCCACAGGAGCGGGTGAACCAACATGGTGTCGGGGATGAATCCCTGCATTAACACCTGAGCGAACATCGTGAACAGATCGTCCGCTGTAAAGCTGCCGTTGTACTGGCCCTGCGCGGTGCGGCCGGTGGTGGCGCCGTACATCGGCTTCGTGCCGACATAACCGGTGGTGCGGACAGCGGTATTGTTATCGAAAACTACCGTGCCCAGGCTGCGGATGAAGCTAAAAATGTACTCTTCCTTGTGCCGCGCCAAAGCGTTTCCAGCCAGTCGCAACCACATTTGCAGCCAGGGATACGTGCTGTTCTGGATGAAAGATTCAGTGATGCGAAGCTGCAAGCCGTGCCGTTTGACCTGCACTCCGTAGGTGTTGCCGCCGCCGACGTTGATGTTGAAGATCGGAAGCGCCGCACCATCGCCAACTTCGCGGGCGGTCAGAATATCGAACGCCGGGAAGACGGTGTGCATACCGGGCGTGTAGTCAATCTCCTGGAGGAGACTGGTGCCGATCAACAGCGGCTCTACGCCTTCCTGCACGATCTGGGTCAAGACCCTCGGGATCAGGAACGCAGCCTGCGGGATGTCGAGGGCATCCTTCATGCTGAGTGTACGTTCCGACTCGGGATCGAAACCATTGCAGCGGAAGATCGACTCGACGCGGGCTAGATCTTTCTTTACGACCTTGTCCTGGAAGTCGATAGTCTTACGAGTGGACATTGAACTAACCCTCCTCGGGTTTGGCAAAGTGGCGAGGGACCGTGTGAATGCGGGCTCGTTGGAATGAAATGGAGAGACTGGAGAAACTCGGTTAGGCGCGAGGTGTTACCAGCTCGACGACAATCTGTTGGCCGCAGCGTTTGCACTTCAGGTCGCCGGCTACTTGACCAAGTGGATTGAGCTTCAGGAGAAGCGCATTACAGACCCGGGCTTGGTTGTTCTGAAGCCGGGTATTGGCGCATCGGAGGCCGCCGTCTGTGACGACGGCCTTACCGTGAGTGATGTTCAGGGGGAGCTTCATCTGGAGCTTCCACCGGCTGGGATTACCGGCAGTTGACGTGAACGAGAACGTAAGTCGCGTACTCGTTATGGACTGGCTTCTGCTGTCCGAGGGCCAGTTGGAACAAGCCATTCGTGGTGATCGAGATGGCGTAATCCATACCCTTGGTGGCCGAGCCGCCCATCTGGAAGGTGACGGGGTTGGGGTCCATGCGGGGACCGACGAATTCGGTCGCGCGCTCGTACTGGGTACGGACGCGGTTCGCATAGTCGATAATCGGGTACATCAGTTCGACACCCATCACTCGACCGCAGATATCGTCTGCTTCGTTGACGGCCGGATCGTACGGAGCGTAATGACCCGCATCGGAACCGTTGCTCTTGGTGTTGGGAACGACAGCGCAACCCAGGTAGAAGGTGCCTTTGACGTTGCCCTGCGCGCCGGTGAAGTGGACGAAACTGCGGCTGTAATCGGTCTGGACGTATCCGAGTACGCCATCAGTCGCAGCCAATGACGTCAACGTGCTCGGGGTTGCACCGATCCAGGGGAGGCGCAGCACGAAGCGGGTCTGAATACAGGTACCCATTTCATGCATGTAATTCGTGACCTGCATCTGGTCCGGACGCTGCGTGAGCAGGAGATACTTGATGCCGCCGGCCAACGTCGGATCGGTGATCTGAATTCCGCCGATGTACACAAAGACATCGCGAACTGCGAAGCCCACGGCCTTTGCTTTGCCGCCAGGGATCAGGGTGCAAGCATGCGCCCAGGTAACGTCGCCCGCCGAGATCGTAACCACGATGCCGTCAGGCAGAGTGACTTGATCGCCAGCGACGCCATCGGTCGGAGCAGCAAGAACTACGTGCTCGCCTGCGGCCTGAACTTTGAGACCGGTCTGAGGATTGGTGACGGTGCCCACATCGTACTGGGAGTACACGATCACGCAGTACTGACCGCCATTGGCTTTCGTACCCATATCGCCGCAGGTGTAACCGGCGGGAATCAGTGCGCCGCTCTTGTCGACGCCGATGAGGTAACCCTCGCTCAGGACGACACCGGCTGCTACCGGGTGACCTTCGGCGCGACGCCGAATCGGCAACCAGGCGGCCGGATAAGGAACCGGCATGAAGGGACGGAACTCATCGCAAGCATCGGGCGAAGGGGTAGTGTGACCCCTACGGTCAACGCCATAAGTCGTGCCGCGAAAGTCGTTGAACTGGTCGAAACCAGGAACAGTAGTGAAACCTGAGGACATTGGAAAATCTCCTAAGAACTATGGTTGGGCGGGACGGTTATTACTCAGTTGCTTTCTTGAACCGCTGGCGGGCCGCATGACGTCTGGATTCTGCGGGGTCCATGACTGGGAACTTCACTGGGATCTCGATCGCGTCTGTATTCTCGACCGTCGTACCTGCGCCTTTGGCGGCGTCGTCAGTGCCGGCCTTGGGAGCCGGGTCAGTCACCTGCGCGCTGTCGGATACCTCAAGCCCGGTAGGTTCGGTGACCTTGGCGGCCGAGGCTGCTCCTGCGGGCTTTGCCCACTGAAGCTCTTCCAGGATCTCGTCGCGCATATCGGTCAGGCTGGAAAGATCCCGTCCCGCGCGCTTCGCGATCGCTTCACTGATCTGGTCGGTGGTCAGGCCTTGGAAGCCTTTTGCACCTGACAGAACTTTATGCAGAACGATCATCGTTGCCAAAGTGTCCTTGCACTGTTTCAGGATCTTCAGCTTCGAGTTCTCTTCCGCGACGACTGCGTCTCGCAATTCCTTCTCAGTCGCGTCGAACTTCGTGATCGCGTCGGTCAAGGTATCGTGTTCCGACTTCGCGATGACCATTACGGAATCTTCATCCTTGGTCAGCCAGCGCATGTAATCGTCATGCTCTTCACGGCTGTACCAGGAACTGATCAGGGAACCGAGTGCCCAGCGGAGATGACGCTTGCGATCGTCGGGCAGGGCTGCATACTGGGTGTCCAGCGTGTTGACCGTCCCACGTACTTCTTCGTGCGCGTCTTTGCACTGCTCCATCTCGAAGACCTTCTTCACGGCATCGGACATGACCAGGCCGTCTGCGTTATCGAGGGTGCAGCCATCCTTGCCGACGCATCCCAGGGATTTACCCTTGCGGTCGAGACAACCTTTGATCTTTGCTTTGGTCGCGGCGGAGACACTGGCCCGACCCAACAGCCGTTTTCCGGCGGTAACATGGGCGCAGTCTTCGGCGGGGAAACTACGGTTGGGGCCACAGAAGCTGGTGCCCTTCAATTTCTTCCGCGCTTCGGAACTCAACTTTGCGTCTGTCATCTGGGCATCGGTCAGGACGCCTTCGGTCTTCATCGCGTCCAATTCAACTGCCAGATCCGCGTACAGTTCGTCTTCTGTTCTGGAGAAGAAAGCCTTATCCAGGTCATCGGTCAGCGCGTCAGTCCAGTCACAGGCACCATCGGCGCAATCTGTGGTGTCGGATGTAGATGTAGGCAACACGGTTTTGGCAACTGCGGCGTCAGCGGCGGCGATCTCACTATCAGCCTTCTGACTGTCAACACTGCGGACGGGAATTACTTCCCAGTCATTTGCCTTGATCTTGGCCACAACGGTCGAGAGGAGTTTCTTGGTCTGTTTCTTGCCGGCATCGGTGTCGGCTGAGTAATCGGTGAGTTCCTTGCGAATCGCCAGGGCGCGTTCCGATGTAAGGCCCGCGGACTTGATCTCGTCGGATATTGCTTTCAGGTCGATCATCTCAACTTTGTCCTCAACTCTTTCAATGTCCGCGCTGTAAAGCGCGTCGGTCAGTACCAGGCCAGCGGCGGTGGTGCGCTCTGTCTGTTCGCGAAGCGGCAAGCCAAGGAGAAATGCACGGTGGCGGCTATCGGTCAGTCGTTCGATACTCAAGGTGGTGGCGAACGGATCGGCTGGCTGATTCACAAAACTGCATTCGTGGAAGTCCATCGAACCGGAAATCACGAAAGCCAGTTTGCCGTCGTACTTCTTGCCGAGCTGATGATCGCAACGATCATCGACGGCCCAATCCTGATGGCATACTGAACAAACTGCGGAGTCGGTTCCGAAACCCACCGAGACGGTCAGGAACTCTTTGCGGAGAACCTTGTCGATGGCGTCAGGCTCGGTAATCTTCAAGCCCAACTCGATGTACCCGAGTCCCCGGTAATCTTTCTGGGAACAGAGGTTCTCGACGATCCAATCAACCGTCTCCAACGTGCTCATCCGCTTCTTAGCGTCCGAACAGTAGAAGACCGAGTCGTTCAGAATGGGATAGTCGGCCTTGTACAGGTACGACAGATCCACATACTTTGCTTCCAGCACGCGACCCAGCGGATCAGCTTCTTCATCGTGGTGAGGAAGTACCGGACGCGGGTAACAACTCATGTCCACCCAGGTCGGCGTTCCTGTCATCATCTTGTCGGGGCGGTAGAACCGCATGTTCCCGTTGATGATTCCGCTGTGCGTAGCGGCTACCCGCACCAGAAGGCTTTGGGTAAGACCTTGTTCGTCGTAACTGATAAGCCGCTTGTCGGCTGTCCTGAGGTCCAGTGTCAGGAAGTCCCGCATGTACAGGCGAGGCATGAAACTATTACTTACCTGGATCGAGTGGAGTTACGAGACGGCGAAGAAGATTAGGATTCGCGATCGCTTGTTCCAGGGGAACCTTCTGGACGGGATTCCCGGCTGGCTTCATCGGAATGTTCGAGTTCGTTGACATTCAGGCCCTCGTAGCAGTCCCGGCTCAGTTCTTTCTCTACGAGAGCGAACATCAAGTCCGGGTCAGTTGTCTGTCCGACTTTTGATTTCAGTCGGTCAATCTGCATCCGGAGTTGGTTAGTATAGGAACTTCCGCGCTCTGCTATAAGTCGTGCGAAGAAATTGTCGATCGCGCGCGCGGAAATAGATTTCCAATTAGTCGTTTCACCCGCTATTTGCGCGGCTTCCACGGAATCCTTCAAATGTGAGAAGAGTCCGATCTGAATTGCAGAGCTACGCGCTTTTCGTGGCGAATTGTTCTTCCCGTGTTGGTTTTCCGGACGCATCTTATTCGCCGTGGATTTCTTTGTCGGCGTGGCTTTCTTGGCGGTGGAGGTCTTGCGTCCGCTCTTACCTTTTTTCCCACCTTTCTTCTTGGCGCCGCCGGCCACCGGCCGCGGAGTATTCTTGGCAACCTTGATATCGACATCTCCCTGGGCCTTGGCCAATCCGACAACGTGCCGCTGGAAGTGCGTATCCTGGTGCTCCTCGTCCGACATCCCCTTCTCGCCTATCCGCTTGCGGTATTCGGAATGGGTGATGCCGTTATTCTGGTAAAGCTGGGTTGCGTGCGTCTCTTCCTTGATCTTGTTGTCCATGTCGATCTCTTTGAACATCAACTTGACGTCGGCGATCGCGTTCTGGACGGATAAGGTAAAGTTTGCTTCCGAGAACAGTTCCCGCAGGATTTGCATCGTCACCTGGTCGGCAAACTGGTCGAGGTCGTACTTGATCGAATCTTTCAAGGCCTGCGAGACGTTGTCGGCGGTCGAACGGTTGGCGGTATCGCCTTCGCCCATATCCAATGCGCTTACGCCCAGACCGGTGAAGATCCGCTTCTTGTAATGTTCAATGAGATTGGAAGGGTCGAGGGATTCTCCCTGAGCGCCCGTGTTCTCGACGGACACTCTTTGATCGGTTACGAAAACGCCTTCTTTTGGCATCTGCTCGATCAGGTTACGAGTGGCATGGATCTCGCTGAGACCTCCGGGAAGATAACCGGCGGGAGCATCGTCCGTGCCAACTTTTACGTGAAGTAGCGGAAAGAGGAAGTTGAGAAACAGAAGCTCGACATTTTCTTCCAACCGCCGCAATGCAAAGATATCGTCACGTACGGCTTGCAGCCGAGGAGTACCGAAGATGTGCCCGGGCTTACGGTCCCACTTGAAATGGATGATGTCTTCCGGTTTGTAATCGTCCCAGGGTTTAACGCTCCAGTTATAGAATCGTCTCCACTTGACGATGACCCCTTTGTCGACAAAGGGAAAGATCGTGTGCGGGGGGATCATGGCAAAACCCGCGATCGGAGCCCGGTTCTTATTGAGTTCGTTGGAAACTCCGCCGGATTCTCCATCTACGTTCGATCGCAGTTTCAACAGGAAACAGTTGGAGCAGAGCGCCAGGCAGGTAAGAACTTCGCGCATGAAATTCGCCCAGGTGATTCCCATCACGTAGGCGATCTGATTGATGCGCTTGTTGATGTACTTGATCAGTCGTGCATTTGCTCCATTGAACGAATACCCGTTGCGAAACATCAACGACGTGCGGCGGCGG